GACAAGGTGCCCTGCACGACCTCAGCGTTGTCCTCTGTCGACCAGGTCAGCCCGGTAGGACTTCCCAGGCCACCGGTTGGCATGCTGATGAAGCCGATCGGGTTGTACGGCTGGCCCACGGCGTCGTCGAAGATCGCCGGCTCGTTCTGCGCCACCGACACGTTGCATCCGCTGTCTGCACTCATCGACCAGTCGGTGACGATGAATTCGCCAACGATGTTCAGCGACGGCAGATTGACCTTCACAGAGCGGCCAGGGCGGCAGTTGTAGCCCATGAAGTTCATGGGGATCGACAAGGTGCCACCAGCACGCCGGCGGCGCAGTTCGATGTTCGCCAAGCGCTGAGCCTGGTAAGGGTTGCTGACGTAGGAGAAGGACAGAGTTTCCGCCGCCTCACCGCCGTCGGCAACCACCCACTCGCTGACCGAAACTTCGGGATAGTCGGTCTCGGCCCAGGCCTGCGCCGGGTCCACGAAGGTGCCCCGCACGGTATTGATCGCCGAGTCGTTGGTTGGCTCAGTGCTGCCGGTAACGGTACCGACCACCATGTCTTCGGTGATTTCGAAGTCGTACGGGCCATAGTAGGCCCCCACCTGCAGCATCCAGCGACCGCCAACACGGATCAGCTTGCCGCCGCACGCCGCCTCTAGCTTCTGCATGACCTGAGTGCGCGACTCGTCGGCGCCGATGACGCACCCCGAACGGTACCGAGCCGACGTGCTGCCGTCAGCGTTGGCCAACATCTCGTCGCACACGCTTGCGCTGTTGGCGAAGCTGGAAAACACGATCTCATCATCCGGTACGCCGCACCGGTTGCGCAGGAACCAGAGGATATGCAGCGCGGTATTTTCGCTGTAACCGGTGGTGAGGGTGCGGGGGTCGTAGATGTCCCGCCGCCCACGGAGCACGAAGCGAACGTCCGGAATGCCCGAGGGGTACTTCTCGGCGCTGTACTTGAACGACACGCGCACAAATGACAGGCCGCGGCCGATCTGGGTGTCACGCCAGTCCGGGCTGTTGGCCTTCAGGAAGGTGTTCACCTGAGTCGGGTTGCTGACCAGTTCGTAGCTAGCGTATTCACCGTAAGTCTGGATGACCTCCTCGCCCAGAAAGATTTCCTCCAGCGCATCGACCTCCCCCTCCGACAGCACATAAACCATGTGCAGCCATTCGCCGTCTCGCTGATCCCCGGCTTGCTCCTGCCCCCAGGCCAAAACACCCCCGGTGCTGACACGTCCCAGCACATAGCGGGCAGCCGCCTTTGACGAGCGTAGGGTTTGGCTGGAGGGTTCATTGGTGCGCAGCGAGCCGGTGTCGAGATTGTCCTGCTGTGACGAGACGTAGAACGCCAGTGCTGCACCTGCGAGTGCACCCCACGGACCGCCCTGAGCGAAGCCGATGACCGCGCCCACGGCGATCTGGGCAATCTTGCTGACTGCTGAACTCATTCAACTCTCCACACCGTCAACGGCTCACACTCGATACGACACACCCCATCGGGGGAAACCGACCAGAATTCATCTGCCCAGAACACCGCCACGCCCCGGCCGTTAGGTCCGTCATACAGTGCAACATCGCCCCTCTGGATCAGGCCTGGCTGCACCCGCGCAAAGCAGGCGTCCCATGCACCCTCCAGCGAGCCGTGCACCTTCTTGAGCAAGCGCTTAGCGCCAGCCTCGGATGAATAGTTACCCCGGTAGGCGTCGGCAGGATCGACACTGCACACCGCGATTGCGCAGTCGGCCGCAAACAGGCAGCAGTCAAATTCGCCCCATGAAAAAGGCCGCTCGATGGCGGCCTTGATCGTGTTGGCAAGCTGTGTCGTCCAATCGCGCTTTCGCATGGTTATGTCTCGTAGGTGAACTTCGGCGCGTCCTTGGAGGCGCCCCAGTAAATTGGCCAGTCGGCAATCTGCGCGATGGCGAAGAAGAAGCGGTCGTCCTGCCGGCGCGCACGGTGGTTCTCGTCGGTCCAGCGCTCGGTACCGGTCCGGTTCCATTCGGCCATGCGGTCGATGAGAGGAACCGTGATGCTGTTGCCCTCCTCGCCGTTTCCCGCGTAGGCGAACCTGGCGGCATCCATGCGGCCGCTGAACAGAATGTCGGCGGCATAGGTACCGTCCTGGTCGAACACGACAAACATGAGCTTGCCGTTGCGCCCCCGGCAGCCCTTGAGCGACGTTTCGGTGATGATCTGCCTGTCCAGGCCGTTAAGCGTCAGGTCCACGGACATGGGCGAGCCCGAGTTGCTGCTTTCCTGCGACTGGCCTACCGCACCGAAGCTGCCGACGCCCTGGTAGGTGATACCGTCGATTACCAGGTCACCGGTACCGGTGTGCGCGAAGACCATGCCGTCGGGGAGGTCGAGCTGGCAGGCGTAAACCGCCATGAAGTTGCCTTTGGCGATGATGTCGACGACGGTTTGGCTGAATGGGAATACGCCATTGGCCATCAGAATGCCTCGCGGAATTGAAGGGTTGAGTTCGACACCACCGGTTGGGTTGTCCACTCGTTGGTGTCGTCCATGCGGCGCATCTCGCAGTAGGGGTTCTGGTACTCGACCGGTCTGCCAGCCGGGATCACCTTGCGAATCCGCTTGTTCACCGTAATCAGCGCCTTACCGGCTGCGTCAGATGAGGCGTTTTCGACCACTTCAAACATCTCGCCGCTGATGGTGATGAGGTCGCCACGGCTGAACACCCTGCGGCTGGCCAGCATGCCCTGCAGCTGCATGACGCTCGCCTGGGCATTGGCGACTGCCACGGTCGGTGCGCCGATATTGTCCGTGCGAGCCCGGGTGAGATACGGAATATTCACTGTGCCGAACATACCGTGCAGGCGGCCCAGCAGCGAAGTCAGCTCGCGCTCATCCTCCTCATACAGCACGCCGAAGGTCATGGTGCACTTCCAGTACGAACCAGGCTGAGCCACGATCTGCTGGGCATTCGACAGCGAGGAAGTGAACCCACGGTTGTTGTAGACGACGCCCCAGGTGACCTCGGTGGGCTCCAGGTCCTCGGGCCATTCCTCCGCCATTGGGTCACTCCAAAAAGAAAGCCCGCCGAAACGGGCCAAACATAGTTACCGCCGCTGCAGCATCTGCCGCCCGGCGCCGTTGGTCTTGAAGTCTCGCAGCATGAGCTCGTAGCCATCGCGCGCTCCTTGTTTAGCAGCCCGTCGAACATCAGCGATAGTGGCAGCATTGGCCTGCCCTCCCACTTGGATGTGCTGGGTAACGCCTCCAAAGGAGATCGAGGAATCCCCCCCACCGCCTCCGGCGCTAGCAGCCATGACGCCTAAAGAACCATCCGGCCCCCGGTGAAGCGGCAGGATTGCCTCCGGTCCTGCCTCGGCGAAGATGCCCGCGCCCTTGGCGAAAGCGAACATCTGTGGACTGTCGTATACACCGCCGGAGTACGCAGACAGGCTGGGCGAGTCGTAAACCCCTCCCTTGGCGTTGGCCACGACCGGAGCAAATGAGCCTTCGCTGAAGCCGGTCATCGTCCCTTTCCCAAGCGCGGCGCTGCCACCGCTCAGGAACCCAAACGCAGAACTCAAGAAGCCGGCTGCGGCCTGGCGCACCTGGATGCGGATCAGGTCCTCGATGATCGAGTCAGCGAAATCCTTGAACTCGAATTTCCCAGTTTTCACGAACTGGGTGACCCCATCTTCGAGGTTGTGAAAAGCATTACTGAACAGGTCCTGAGTCTGCCCTGCGATGTCAGCAGCGCTATCAAGGTAGTTCTGCAGGGCCGCCGAGGCCCCGTTGGTCCAGTCAGACTGGGCCGCGTCGATCTTGGAGAAGGTGTCTTCCTGCACCTGAACCAGTTTGGCGCCGTACTCCTGCCGCAGCGCGATCTGTTGTTCGAGCTCCTGCCGTTGCTTCGCGGTCGACGCGGTGGCCAGCTCCTCGCGCAACGCCAGGATCTTGCTGTTGTTATCCTGCTCAAGTGCCAGTCTGGCCTGAGCTCGGCTGGCGGCTTTGTCTCCCATCCCGACCGAGGCGGCAGCCGCATCACCTTGCTGCTGAGCGATCGCCAACTGACGTTCAAGATCGGCTTGGTACTTCATCGCCCGTGACAGGCCTGTCGAAGCTTGCACGGCGGTATTGAACTGCTCGGCGAGCGCGCCGATTGCCTTGCCGTATTCTTCGGTGGTGATCTTCTTCTGCGCGAGCAGTAGATCAAGGATCTTGGTCTGCTTCTGGAACTCATCGGACGCAGCGCCCACCGGATCAAAAGCCTTCTTCAGCTGCTGGTAAGCGGTTTCCGCCTCCTTCAACTGCTGGTTCAGCTTCGTCTGGGCCGACGTCGCGTCTTTGGTTTCCTGCTTTGCGCCCTGGTTGGCTTTCTTCTGCGCCTCGATCGCGCTCGCTGCCGACAAGATCGCCAGGCGATCGGTTTCGGTGAGGTCGGCGTGCTCCGCAAGGTAGCGATTCGCAATCTTGTTGGCATCGCCATTGTCTTGCAGTCCGGCCAGCTGCTTCTGCAACGTGTCGAGATAGGTCTGCCCCGCTGT